CTTTGATAATATGGAACCACCAAAAAAAGGCACTGTAAATACTCACTATAGAGGCGGACCAGTGATTGCTCCACTTCATTCTATGCATTCATATAGGGATAATGGTGGAGGATGTTGTGCACCTGGAAGTATGGTAAGAATGGATGATGGAACACTCAAACCTGTAGAAGATTTAAAGAAAGGTGATGAAGTAGTAACTATTATTTCAAAGAATGGTATTGATTATATTGATTCAGGAATTATTGAATGTGTCGTTGTTACAGAATGTTCAGGTGGATATCAAAGTATGGTAAGTTTAAATGGTATCACAGGAAAAAAGTTAAATATTACACCCTATCATCCAGTAATTATACCTGGAAAAAAAGAATGGATTTACCCTAATAGTGTTAAAGGTAGTGAAATAATTAAATGTTCTGAAATGTATACATTTGTATTAAGTAATCGTGAGTCAATTATTGTTGAAGATTATGTATTCGCAACATATGGTCATGGATTGAGTGATAATTCAGTTATTCAACATGATTTCTTTGGTACAGATTTAGTAGTAAATAATCTGAAGGATTTTAATAGTTATAATTCTGGAATTGTTTATCTGACAGATAGTATGTTTATTAGAAATAATGATAGAAATGTATGTAAAATAGGGATTTCTTGGAAATATAATGACTTTTCAAATATGTTATATAATTCTAAAATTTAGTATGTGTAGATCTAAAATATAATATTATATAATTTATATGTTATCACAAACATTATTAGATTCTGAAGATGATATAGATTATTTAAAATATTGGGAAAAAACAATAATGTATAAATTTTTTAAGAAAAAATGTCCATCTGAAAGGTGGTGTAGACAATTAAGAAGAATATTAGATAGTGATAATAAGAACAAGTAGTTTATTTTTTTAAAATATATTATAATAATATATTATATAGTAATGGTTGGTGGATTATTACAATTAAAAGAAAAAGGTGCCCAAGATTTATATTTAACTGGACAACCACAGATTACGTTTTTCAAAACTGTATACAGGAGATACACAAATTTTTCTATAGAATCGATAGAACAATTATTTGACAATTTACCTAAACCGGGATCGACTTGTAGGGTAAATGTAGACAGGAGGGGTGATTTAATTCATAAAATTTACTTAGAACAAGAAATACCAACTGGAGTGGACCTCAATGATACTCTTACCAATTATGGTTATAATTTCATAAAAAAAGTGGATTTATCGATTGGTAATAAATTAATAGATTCCCATACTAGCAATTGGTTAGAAACTTATGCTGAATTAACGCAACCTAATGAATTTGGTTCTTTTGCGTCGGCTTCGAATGCATTATTTATGAATTCTGTCAGTGCTCCACAAAGCCCGTTATGCTATGCAACAAGATTTCAATCGATGTGCATGGCTGGTGGTGTGAAGGATTTTCCAGATGGATATTTCATCCCGGCGAAGGGTAGCACCACAAATCCAGAGTCTTATTTAGAAAATAATGAACATCATATAATTTATACACCATTACAATTTTGGTTCTGTAGAAATATAGGTTTAGCACTTCCCTTAATTGCATTACAATATAATGAAGTGAGTATAGATATCTCTTTTGCCACTTTTCTAACTGAAAGTATAGTGCCAAAAATGTATATAGATCATATATATTTAGATACAGATGAAAGAAGAAGGTTTTCTCAAATATCGCATGAATATTTAATAGAACAAGTACAAGTTGCCGGAAATGATAATAAATCAGGAAGTCCTAATTTACTTAATTTAAGTCATCCTGTTAAAGAATTAATATGGGTATCTGGACCCGGGACGAGTGCAGACTACGGAGATAAACCGTTAAAAGGAAAATGGGAATTACAAATTAATGGTCATAATAGATTTACAGAAAGAGATACAACATATTTTACAAAACAACAAGTTAATGATTATCATTCGGGATATGGAGGCGTAACTACTAAAAACTCGATTGCCGTATATTCATTTGCATTAAATCCTGAAGATCATCAACCCAGTGGCACGATGAATTTTTCAGTAGTTAAAAATGTTTATTTAATAAATAATTTGTATAATGAACAAGAAACGGACGCGCGTGACATATATACTCTTTATGCTGTAAATTATAATGTATTAAGAATAGTTTCAGGCACGGCAGGTTTGGGTTATGTGTAAATTTGATTATTTATATATAGGTTTTAAAAAAATGTCTTTAAAATTAATATTAGGATGTATGTATTCTGGTAAAACCACCGAAATTTTGAGAATAGTTAATTCATTAAAACATATTAATGAAACACCTATTATTATTAAACCGAAAATAGATAATAGATATTCTTCTAATAAAATATCTACACATAATAAACAAGAATATGAGTGTCTAACATTAAATAATTTGAGTGAATTTAAAAATACTTTTAATGTAAAATATATTATAATAGAAGAATCTCAATTCTTTGATGATTTATATTTATTTGTCATAGATCAAGTGGAATTAAGAAGGAAACACGTTATAGTTGTTGGATTAGATGGTGATTCGAATAGAGTAAATTTCGGAGAAATACATAAACTTATACCATTATGTGATGATATAATAAAATTAAAGGCATATTGTTCAATATGTAAAAATGGAACTTTAGGTATATTTTCAAAAAGAATATCAGATTCAAAAGATAAAGTATTAGTTGGTTCTGAAGGAGATTATATAGCAGTATGTAGAAAATGCTATTTAATATAATTATATAAAGTTCAATATCTTTTTTTTTATCTATATTATATTATAAAATAAATGGGAGGAGGATTAATGCAACTTGTCGCATATGGTGCCCAAGATATATATTTAACGGGAAACCCACAAATGACTTTCTTTAAAACAGTATATAGACGCCACACAAACTTTTCTATGGAGCATATTAAACAAAGTTTCAAGGGGACTGTTGGTGCCGGCCATAGAGTTGTTGCCACATTAGCAAGAAATGGTGATTTAGTTCATGATTGTTTTATTAAGGTGCCTTCCTACATAAATGCAGGTACCAGCGATAACAATCCAGGACATAATATGATAGATAATATAGAATGTGAAATTGGTGGTCAATTAATTGATAAACACTTTGGTCACTGGATGGAAGCACACGCTCAATTGACTGAAGTCGGTCTGGGGACGGCGCGTGCTGATAAAATATGCTTTGGGGTATCCGGCGAGGAGGAGGCAACTGCATATTCATCCTTCCAAAGAGTAGCATTTGCAGGGGGTGTGATGGGTAACAGTGATACCCTCCCTGATCATTATGTACCATTGAGATTTTGGTTCTGTCGCCATGTTGGTTTAGCATTACCATTAATTGCTCTTCAATATCATGAAGTTAATATTAATATAAAATTTGCGAAGGGGGGGGTATGGTTGTCGACCACCCCATCCACGCCTCCTAGTCCTGAATTATGGTGTAATTATATTTATTTAGATACAGATGAAAGACGTAGATTTGCTCAAGTATCTCATGAATACTTAATTGAACAGGTACAAGTAAATAATTTTACTATGACGCGCGGCGCCGCCAATACATTAAAATTAAATTTTAATCACCCTGTTAAAGAATTAGTATGGGTGATCATCGACGCCGACCCGGATCAGGGATGGGGTAACACAGGTATTGACTCGGGGCAGTTCGAGGCGCTGAGCACGGGGGCGGCGGGTTCAGATAAATGGCAACTTAAATTAAATGGACATGATAGATTTGGAAAACAATCTATTACTTATTTTACAAGGTATCAACCCTTAAAATATCATACATCTTCGTCAAAAGGTCCTATATTAGACTCTATAGCTGTCTATTCATTTGCTCTTAAACCTGAAGAACATCAACCATCAGGGACGTGTAATTTTTCTAGAATTGATAATGCACAATTAATTTGTGATAGTTATACACAGTCGAATTCCACCCATACTAATTTATTTATCTACGCAGTAAACTACAATGTCCTCAGAATCATGTCTGGTATGGGTGGTTTAGCATACAGTAATTAAGTTTTTAAATAAATAAATTTACTAATTAAATTTTTATTATAATTCTTTTATTAAATTAATTTTTTATATTTTATAGAAAAAAAAATCTATATTATATTATAAAAACTTATGAAAACGGAACAAATCATTATTCTTGTTGTGGCATTTTTTCTAGGGATGTTATTGTTAAATATGGTTAAGAATGTTTGTGGGTGTGAAGTTGAAGGATTTATAGAGGATAACTCGAACGCAAACAGTCTCTATCAAATCGCAGTACCAGAAGGTACTCTAACGCCCGATCAGAACGATATTAGCAATAATTTAATATATTGTAATCAATACCTAAATAGCGAACTCGTCAATTGTCCATATTGGAATCGGAATGTAGCATATCCTTCAAGTGGATGCCTGCCTGAAAACATTGTCAATAATTGCTCAGAAGAGATTGCCGCGCTGATGGCAACTGATGATGGTCTCCAGGAATGTGGTGGCATGCTGTCACTTGGTGACTTTCAAAGAAATGTTGGAATTTTAGGTAAAGTAGAAACATCCTCATGTGGTGGTCCACCCGTAGAGGGATGTACTGATTCAACTGCTTGTAACTATAATGCTGACGCAACTCACCATGATGGAAGTTGTCAAACTTTTGATGAATGTGGTGAGTGTGGTGGTGGTGGTATTCATGATGGTTCTTGTGATTGTGCTGGTAATAAATTAGATGATTGTGGTGTGTGTGGCGGTGGTGGTATTTCTGATGGTTCTTGTGATTGTGATGGTAATGTTTTAGATGATTGTGGTGTGTGTGGTGGTAATGGTATTCTAGACGGTACATGTGATTGTGATGGTAATGTTTTAGATGATTGTGGTGTGTGTGGCGGTGGTGGTATTCCTGATGGTTCTTGTGATTGTGCTGGTAATAAATTAGATGATTGTAGTGTGTGTGGTGGGGATAATACCTCTTGTGCTGGTTGTGATAAGGTACCAAATTCAGGTATCGTGGAAGACGTTTGTGGTGTGTGTGGTGGTAATGGTTCCACTTGTCTTGGTTGTACTGATTCACGTGCTTGTAACTATAATGCTGCCGCAACTGTAGATAATGATTCGTGTCTGAGTGCAGATTGTGCTAATGTATGTGGTGGGAGTACCGTGGAAGACGTTTGTGGTGTGTGTGGTGGTGTTCAAGTTGGCGGCAACCCATGTCTAAACGAAGCAATTTGTATCCCCGGTTCGATCCCCGGTTCGAGCGCCGGGTATTCATGTGAATGTATTGAACCATACTTCGGTTCCAATTGTTCACGGTTGCCCCAGGCGATATTAGACATCATCAACGCCCCTCCTGGTGCCGGTTGTGATGGGGATCCGAACAGCGGGGCAAAATGGGATGATTGTGGTGTGTGTATTGGGAGGGATGGTAATCCAGTTGCTCGCCCCATTTTTCTAGCCCCGTCCCCATGTCAATATGGAAAAACTTGTATCGCCGATTCGAGCGGGGTGGGGTATACCTGCATATGATCGGACCAAGCATCGACGTGTTTTGGAACCGACTTTCCGGATTACAAACTCGCGTGTGGGCATATGTGCCCCGTTAATCTGCAGTGGGACGGCAATTCAAAACTGATCAGTGATCCGGGTCAGTTAATGCCCCTCGAGGTGACATTGGAAGAGGCACTGGG